TATTGATCAAGCCGCTGGATTCGTTCGAGCTGACGAACCTCGATTTTCTGAAGCTGGACGTCGAAGGGTTCGAGTACTACGCCTTGCTGGGTGGGGAGCAGACTATCAGGAACTGTCGCCCGGTGATTGTGATCGAGGAGAAGGGGTTCGGCCGACGCTACGACATCCAGCCGTTCGCGGCCAGCGGTCTGCTGACCTCGTGGGGGGCGCGTTGCGTGACGAAGATTGGGAAGGATTACGTCTTCGCGTTTTGAAGTTCAATTGTTAACTGAGAAGGAGATTAAGTCATGGCAGCACAGAAAGGTCGTTTGATTTTGTTCAAGGTGGGGAACGGCGCTTCGCCCGCGACGTTCACGACGATCGGCGGAATCCGCGAGCGGAATCTGACGATCAACAACGAGCCGGTCGACGTGACCACGAGCGACACCGCCCCGTGGCGTCGACTGCTGGAGGACGCCGGACTTCGTTCGGTCTCCTGTTCGGGTTCGGGTGTTTTCCAAGATGACGCGGCGATCAATCTGATCGAGGAGCTGGCGATCACCGGCGCGCAGGAAGAGTTCCAGATGGTCTTCGGCAACGGTGACCTCTTTCAGGGATTGTTCTTGATCACGTCGTTCCAGTACGCTGGTTCACACGTCTCCGAGCAGACGTACAATATCTCCATTGAGAGCGCTGACATCATCACCTTCATGAGGGCGTAATTTTATGGCAAACAAGCTGCGCGGTGAAGTGGAGATCAGCTTGGGTGGCGAGGCTTGGACGCTTCGGCCCACGTTCGAGGCTCTGTCAAACATCGAGAGCAAGCTGAACAAATCAATCCCGGAAATCGTTCGCGAACAGCGGCAAGGCGACATTCGTCTGTCGACGATCGCGGTCGTGGTCTGGGAAGGGCTGATCGGAGCCAACGACGGTCGCCCCCCCCTTTCAAAGACGCGCAGCGGCAAGACGCTGCGCTATGAGGAAGTTGGAGAAATGATCGTTAGCGACGGACTGGTCAAGTTCATACAGCAAGACGGGCTGCTGATGTTCTTGATGTACGGTCTGGCAGGAGACAAGGCGATGTCTGAAGCGAAGGAACGATTGGGTAGCGAGAAGGGTGAAGACGAGGACCCCAAGACGGGGGCGGAGTAGGGACATTCCGCCCTCACCTGGAGTTTGCACTTGGAGTTTTGAATTGGTCGCCAGATGTATTTTGGAGAGCAACGATGAGTGAATTGATCGCGGCGACAAACGGTCGACGGTTGATCGTGCAACAATCAGGCACGGAACCCGCGACGCGCGAGGAATACGAGGAGATGAAGAGGAGATTCCCCGATGGCCCTAGCTGATACGATTGACGTTGCGCTGCGAGCGGAGATCTCGCAGTATGCCAGCAGCATGGCGAAGGCAGACATGTTGACGGCGCGCACCGTTAGCTCCATTGACCAAAAGTTCAAGCGACTCGGGTCTTCCATTGCAGCGTTGACCGGTGGTCTGACGATCGCCGCTGTGATGCAGCAGTCTGTGCGAGCCTTCTCCGAAGCGGAGCAGGCCGGGATTCGGCTGGACAGCGTGCTGAATTCTATGGGCCGCGGCACGGGCGCGCTTTCTTTGGAGATGAAGAAGCTAGCGGGACAAATTCAGGCAGAGGGGATCATTCCCGACGATGAGATTGTCCGTGGTCAGGCGATGCTGGCCACGTTCGATACGATCTCGAATGAGACGCTTCCCCGTGCGACTCGCGTGATGGCGGACTTCGCCGCGATGACTGGTGGTGACGCGCGCACGGCAGCGATGTTACTTGGTCGTGCTTCGGCCGGGATGACGGAGACGTTGGCACGCTACGGAGTCGTTCTTCCCGATGCTGTCAAGAAGTCCGGTGACTTTAACTTGATTTTGACAGAGATCGAGAAGAAGATCGGCGGGATGAATAGGGCGTTGGGTGACTCGGCTTCCGGTCAGCTCAAGAAGTTTGCCAACGCTTGGGATGACGTGCTGGAGTCTATTGGTGGAGTGCTGACGTTCGGAATCAGCGGACTGGTTGCTTCGACGGGTGATATTCAGCGTTGGGGTGACGCGGTGGTTACCGTACTAGACTTCATCGGTGACGAATTGGATCTTCTCTCTCGTCTCTTCATGACCGTGGGCGAGACGCTGGGCGCCGGGGCGGCACAGGCAGCGGCGGTGGCTCAGTTGGAATTTGACCAAGCGGCATCGATCGGACAGGACTGGCAGAAGCGGTTAGACGAGATCTGGGATCCGAAGAAGTTCAGTGACCGCCGAAAGAAGTACATGGATGAAGTGAACAAGGGCGCGCAGCTGAAGGATCGCCCCGACGACTTCAAGCTGCGCAACATCAAGGCCGAAGAGGAAGCCATCAACGCGCGCAAGCGGGCACAGGAATTTGAGAACGAGGTCTTCGACGATTACCTGAAAAACCTTGATGAATACAATACCAAGCAGCGCGAAGCGATCAACACGTTGGAAGACGCGGCGGATCCGACCCGCGAGATGCAGCGTGAAATGAAGAAGCTGAATGAACTGTGGGACGACGGTCGCGTCAGCTTTGAAGCTTGGGCAAATCGGATGTTCGAATTGGACGACCGGGTAAAGGAGAGTATCGAGGATATGACCAACACCGCCGCGCAGAGTTCCGACGAGATGTCCAAGTTCTTCGAACGTGCGATGGAGAACATGCAGGACGCCTTCGCGAGTATGCTGGAGGATATCTTCATGGGGAAGGCCGTTGACTTCGAAAAGCAATTCAAGCAACTCCTCGCTCGCATGGCAGCGCAGCTAGCGGCTTCAAAAATATTGGAATTCTTATTTGGAACGACCAACCAAAGTGGTCAGCGTTCCGGCGGCGTGGCCAACGCGGCAGCCTCCGGTATCTCGAGCTGGATCGCGTCGCTCTTTAAGCCGACGGCAATGGGCGGATCCGTCTCGGCCGGAGAACCGTTGATGGTCGGTGAACGAGGTCGCGAGTTGTTCGTCCCGAAGACAGACGGCATGGTGGTCAACCACGAGCAGCTTTCCTCGCGTTCATCTGCGGCGCCGATCACCGTGACCAATGTGTTCAATATCTCAACCGGCGTGTCACAAACTGTTCGCGCGGAGATGGAACAGTACGCGCCGATCATCGAAGAGCGCTCCAAGCAAGGGGTACTGACGGCCATCGAGCGCGGCGGTCAGTACGCCAAAGCCGTCAACCGGAGATCTTAAGACATGGCGACATTATCAATGCCGACGACCCCCACAGGGTTTCGTGCTCATCGCTTCGCATTGATGAGCAACACCAAGGTGTTCGTCAGCCCCCTGAGCGGGACAACGCAGACTCTGGAATTCCCTGGAGCCAAGTGGCTGGGGAATTTTTCGTTGCCGCCGATGAAGCGAGCGACGGCCGCCGCTTGGCACTCGTTCTTCGTCCAACTGCGCGGTGCGGCGGGGCGGTTCTACGGGTTTGATCCGACAGCGAAGACGCCGCGTGGCGTGGCGTCCGGCTCACCTTTGGTCGCTGGTTCAGGACAGACGGGGAACACCTTGACGACGGACGCGTGGCCGTTGAGTACGAGCGGTCTGCTACTCCCCGGTGACTATTTCCAAGTCGGGAGTGAGCTGAAGATGGTGACGGCGAACGTGAATAGCGACGGCGCGGGCGCAGCGACGATCACCTTCGAGCCGCCACTCCGAGATTCTCCGACAGACAACGCCGCGATTGTTTACACGAACCCGACCTGCGTGATGCGACTGATCGATGACGGGCAAGCTTCGTGGGAGGTCAATAACTTGGCACTCTACGGTATCTCGTTCGTCGGCGTGGAGGCATTCGTATGAGAACGTTGACCGCGGCAATGACTTCTGCCTTGGAAGCGGAGAACGTTGTTCCCGTGATGATGACGCTGTTGGATTTTTCCTCGGGCTACGTGAGCGTTCACAGCGCTGTGGGGTCAATCGTCTGGGGTGTTCATACCTACGTCGGTATCGGGACACTTGGGGAGATCGAGGAGATCGAGGAAAGTTCAGAGCTCCAAGCCTATGGGGTCAGAATGAAACTCAGAGGAATCCCCAACAACGTGATCAGCATCGCACTTAACGAGTCCTATCAGGGTCGGGATGCCAAGATCTGGGTTGGCGCGCTCAATTCCAGCTACGCCTTGATCACCGACCCGGTGCTGGTTTTCTCCGGTCGCATGGACAATATGCAGATACAATTGGGCCTGGAATCTGCAGAGGTCATGCTCACGGCGGAGAATAGGCTGATCGACTGGGATCGGCCACGCGTTCGGCGCTACAACGACGCCGACCAGCAAGCGGAGTATCCCGGTGACTTGGGGTTTCAGTTTACCGAGCAGATGATCAACAAGACGCTGTTCTGGGGGAAGATCTCGACGCTATGAAGACGATGGGTTGGGAACAACGACTGGCCGACTACTTGAGTGCCGTTCACGCCGGGCAGGCGGGATTTGGTTCTTACGATTGCGTCGCCTTCGCGGCGCGCTGGGTGGAGATCGCCCTCGGTATCGAAATTCGACATCCGTTGTTGAAGACGGGGATTACTGAGGAGGAGTCGCTGTCCGCGCTGAAGTTGAAGTCGTTGCAGGCTTGGGTCAGCGAAGTGATGGGCGCACCCCGCTCTGCCCGCTTCGCTCGGCGCGGAGACTTGGTGCTGAGATCGCAAGCAGGGCGCGACGCGCTGGGTGTCTGCGACGGAGAGAACGCGCATTTTCTACTCGAAGGAAGGACCGGTGCGTGCCCGACGTTGATTTGCGATCTGTCTTGGGAGGTCGACTGAGATGGACTTGATTTACTACGTCATTTATGCGGTCGTCTCCTACGGCGTCAGTTATGCGCTGAGCGCGATCTTCAACCCGAAGAAGTACGATCCGCGCATCATCTCCCCAAAGTTTGAGGACAACCAGACTTTTATTCGATCGGCGGTCGAACCACACAAGATCATCTACGGGCAGGCATTGGTCAGTGGACCACTAGTTTTCGCCGCGACGAATGGCCCAAATAACCAAAGTCTTCATATCGTCGTACCACTGACCGGTCACGAGGTGGAGGAGATCGGGACCGTCTACTTCGATGACATCTCTTCGTCGGGTGCGGAATTTAATAAGATCGAGCAGTGGTACCTAGATGGGTACTCAATTGTGGCGGGTCAAAATTGGTCATTCGTCGTTCAGATTAACGGGAAGTATTTCTGGGGTCGTTCATTAGATGACTATGACGGTCGGCATTCAAGGATTAACACAACACGAGACGTGATGAG